TCTTCTAAAGGGTTGTCGGATGTCCTTACGAGGTCGCGGCTTTCCTCTTGGGGGCTGCCGCGGCCACGAGCTTGGGGGTTGGCGTCTCTTCCTCGCCCTGTTCCCGTTCGGCCTCGGCGGTGATCAGTCTCTCTAGCTCTTCGATGCTGCCGTTATGCGCGTGGAGGTTTGCCAGCACGTTCCCGTGACTTTCCTTGACTTTCAAGAGACGAGCTTGCAAATCCTCAAGCGTCGCCGTCAGAGCAGTCATGCGTCCACCTCATCAATCGACACCGCGATATGTGCCGTCCATTGTTTCCCGACCGGGACGGTCTGTTGCAAGATTTCGGCACCTCCGGGCGATGTCTCGATCGTCAGCACTTGCCCAGCGGCGGCCACGATTCCGCCTTCTTCGCCCGTTAGCTTTGTACTGGAGGGCCGGATAGTTGTGACGAGGTCCATAGATTTCTCTGCGCTTAGGTTAGGTCGCTCGGCTTGTTGGTAAGCAATGGGATATACCGAGTTGCCGATCCCACGACGACCGTGAGAAACCCGGTGAAGTCGGAGAACTGAAGATCCGTAGCGCTGCCGGTGTCGGTGTCGTTGGCAACAGTCCCGTCATCGGGGAGGCGCAGCACCGCAGTACCAAGGAGCGACGTTCCAGTCCCGCCGTCGATGAGGTAGTCCGCGCCGGTGATTCCGCCGCTGAGGTTGGTTTCCATGACGCGGATGTAGGAATCCAGCTTCCGCCCGTTGCCGCCGACGGCCTCGTTTTCGATGCGCAGCATCTCGTCGTTCGTGATGGTCTCATCGCCGCGGGTATGCACCCGAAGATGAGCGATGATCTGCGTGGTCATCGTCTGTGATGCGGCGCTGTCGGCATTCAGCAGCAGGACCCGGCCGGTGGTGATCGTGTTCGTCCCCTTCGGGATCAGCTCAAAGAAACACACGTTGACCGTGGTCGCATTCTTGCCGCTTTCGACCGAGACCTGCGAGAGCAAGTTGTCAACCGAGTTGGCGCCGCTGGAGGGATTCACTCCGCTCCGGAGCCTTATCCCCGTGAATGTGCCCGACGTCGCGGTGTTGTCCATGAAGATGGCCATCCCGCGCTGGCCCGCCGTCGAGAACGGGATGCGGCTGCCGTTGGTCGCCGCTTTGATCAGGCTGCCGTCGGTGTTGGTGCCCGGCACAAGGCTCGAGAAATCAATGCCGTTGGTCGAGCCCTCGGGCTTGAGCGTTGCGCCCACACTCAGAACCAGGTCTCCGTCAATCTGGGCCGTCCCACCAGCAGGGAAGACGGTCACCCCGGTATCGGTGGTGTACGGGGTGAACGGCGCGGCCCCACTGCCGCTGTACTGAAAGCCTTCGGTGTTTGCTGCTGTCATGATCCAGACTCCTTACGTCGAGATCTTCTGAAGCCGGTACGCTTCGACCAACACAACCTCGCCGCCGCGGCGCAGCGTGGTGTAGAACCCGACAAACGGCTTATTGGTCAGCGCGTCGCGGATCTGGAATACATCCTGCCGCCGTGCCACGGTGTACGCGGCCTCAATGTCGCCAAAGGCGATCGGGTAGGTGCCAGCGCTGACCGCGGGCATGTCGAGCGCTTCGCGATACGGACGCTCCAGGATGGCCGGCGGGGTGGCGGTAGTGGCTGGCGTGAAGAGATACTCGCCGGTGCCAGACGCCTTCAGCTTGCGGATATCTCGCAGGGTGGCTCGGCGAAGGACCCAAGTAGCGGCCCGCGCATAGATCTCAGGGAGGTCGTAGTAGAGGTCGATAAGACCATCGCCGGTGAGTTGCGAGGCGTGGCCTGAGACCACCGAGTCTGTCTGTGCGGCCGTGTTGGTGGCGATGCCGCCGGGCTGCCCGTCACCACTGCCAATTGCATAGGCGGTCCCGGTTTTGACGGCAAACCTCTTCGAGAGGCGGCGATTGATCCACGCTGCCAAATCCGTTGCAGGGTCGTCCAGCGCCTTGCGGGTGATGAACGGGTTCGCGTAAATCTCGTGCGCCGTGATGAGTACTCTGCGCAGCTGAGCCGCCGCGGTTTCGCCCCGACTCTCTCTCTCAGAGACCCACTCGCAGGCGAAATCCTGCACTCCGTCTGCCAAAACCTCGGCGGAATCCCCGATTGAGATCACTTCGATGTTGGCCAGCTCCTCGATTGGGCTGAACTCAATCAGCTTCTCGATCATCGCCATTCGCTGCGGGGCCGGCATTGCATACCCGCCATCTTCACCGCTGTCGGTCGAAAGGGACTTCTCTTCCGCGCCGCGCTCAAGAATCTCGAGATCCTCGGCCGTCATCTTCCAGCGACCGCGCATCTTCTCACCGCCGCCACGCATCCACTTCTGGTACGCGTCGGCGTACTGATCCTCGAAGGTGACGGGTTCGTCCTTCGGCGACCCTGAGCGCTCGAACTTCTGGAGCTTGGTTTCGAGCTCTTCCTTCATCGCGGCAAAAGCGCCGAGCTCGGCCTGAATCTTGTTCAGCGCGTCGTCGGACTTTTCGAGATCCGCTTCGGTCTTCGCAAGGCGCTCAAGCGTCTCGCCGTTGGCTTTGCCGAGCGCCTTGATCTCGTCGTCTCGTTTCTTGTCGGCGAGCTTGAACTCGTCGAACGCCTTGTTCTGAAGCTCGACCGCCTCTTCCAAAGTTTTCGGTTCTGCCATTGGTCAGTTCCTCAAGTCGTTTGCGTAATCGGACATTTTTGCCAAGAGACCGGTAAGACCCGGGGGGATCTCTTGGCGGCAGCTCGGCAAGCGCTTCTCTGCCTCTTCGGTGATCGAGACCAGGTGGTCGATGAGCTCGCGGGCCATTGCGGCTTCGTCTTCCGTCAGCTCGCCCCACTGGCGAATCCCTTCGAGCACTGCCAGGGCGTCGACCCCGGCGACGAGGTCCCACAGGGTTTTGAGCTGGACCGGATCTGCGGGCTTGATCAGCGCCTCGATCTTGTCCAGGCGCTCAAGGATTTCGATCGGCTCGACGGACTTGACCGCGGTCACCACTGCTTGCGGGTTCATTGGATCGGCAAGAATGCCGATGTGCGGCAGGGCAGCGACTTTCGGGATCACCCGGGTTCGCTCGCCGCCGTTGTTCTCAATCCGAAGCGTCTTGCGATCCGGCACCCAGCAAACCGAGAAAGCGTCGTAGACCTTGCGGTCGGCAAGATTGAGAGTCTCATCGCCGTCAACGGTGTCCCCCGGGACGATCTCGGCGCGGACGAACAGCCCTTCGCCGTCTTCCTTGAGCTCAACGGGCAGGCCGATCGCCTGACGATGCTCGCGGTAGATCTTGATCCGGTTCTGCGGGAAGTCCGCTTTGATGATGTCGCGGAAGGCGCCCTTCTCGAATCGGTCACCGCCGAGGTCGCGGTCCCAGGTGGCGGCGTAGCCCTCGACGATGCCCTCGGCGGCGGTAACCTTGAACTCTGCGCTGACGGCCGACTTGAACAGGGCGCCGCTCGGGTCGGCTTTCAGATACGGGAGATCAATCTGCACAGGCGCGTGCGTTTCCATATCTCCGTTATAGACCCGCACTTGACGGGCGCCAAGCGCGCCAGATACAATAGCGCTATGTCACAATCTCACGACGTAGCGGATCGGCGGTCCATGGCCCAACTCTTCCTCGCGGCTCGCGGCGTTGCCGAAGGAAGGGCCGCCATCATCAAGCGCCGCGAAGTGATCGACCGGGCCGCTGCTCTGGACAGCTGCCCGGACTGGCTCGACGAGTACCACCTCCGGCAAATCGAGCAGGGGTCAAGATCCACCGGCACGGCGATCAGGTACCTGGCCGCAGCTGCCGGGGTTGATCTCGTGTCGTGCCTTCAGGCCCTGCGGCTGTGGCCACCGCTCGGCAAGCCAGCGGACACTCTGCTCTCTGTGGCGCATAGCGTCGGCGCCGAGGTCCTGCGCCACGAGGGGGAGCGGCTGTTCTTGCGGGTGCCGGGACGATGAGAGAGCTGAAAGTGATTCTCGGCACTCTACTACTCTTAGGGGCCTTCTTCGCGCCAGCAATATGGGTTAGCTACGAAACTGGCCACCCGCTGTTTTCGGCTCGCCAGATATCACCGCCTCAAGGAATTTGGATTGACCCTGGCACTGGCTGCCAATATCTATTCCGCTCTTCCTTATTTTCCAAGACGCTCACGCCTCGGATGCGAGCAGGCGGGTCGCAGGTTGGATGCCGTGAAACCAACGACAGAATCTGCGTTGACGGGCTTCTGCATAGATGCCCGACCCGGCCCCGGAGAGTACCGGGGAGCACCTTCGAGAAGGGGACGCTATGAACATTTGGAGAATCACTTACCGCTTTTCGACAGACCCTGGAACCGGGAAAGGCATCCCGGAAGAAAAATCCCGGGTGCTCGTCGCCACAGAGTCCGAGGACCTCCACGAAATCCGAGAAAAGCTCAGCCAGAACATGAGCTCCCAGCAGACCTTCCTCGAATTGACAGCGGCCGAGTGGGTCGGATGGTCGGCGATCCTTTGACTCTGACGGCCCCGAGGCGCGTCGACACTGTGAGGTAAACACTGATGGACTGGACGACAATCGCTTTCGCGCCGTCCCGTCGGCTAGAGGCTCTCCCTGACGCTGATCGCCCCTTCGAGGGTGACCGCGGACACGCCGCCGATAGCACGGACCGCTAGCACGATCTCGTCCTGGGTGCCGTCGATGAGCGACCCGAGCATCAGAGAGGTCTCCAGAGTCTTAGTTGATGTCCCGCCGCCGGCGTTGCCGCCGCCGGTTTCGGCGTAGCCCCCGGCCATCACATAGCCCCCGGTGATCGTATTAGCAGTTGCTCCCAGAGCTCTCTCAAGAGACGAATTCGTGACGCCAGAATACGCGAAGGTGTCCGCTACGGTCGGGTTCCACATCAAACACCACTCGATGAATTCTGCGGCTGTGTGGATCTGTACCCCTACGTCGATGACCCTGACTGCGGTGCCAAGATGGGTCGACTTGAGGCGGATACCGACGACCGCATACAGGGTATCCTCCACCGCTGTCGTCACTGACGCGCCGGCGGTAGAGACCTGAGTCGTCACCCCTAGCGGATCTTGCCCGCCCTCGCTGATGACCGCAGAGCAAATCACCCGCATCGAGGCAACGCCCGACGAGCCCGTAGTGACCATCTGATACCGAACTGGCAGGTTAGGGGTCGATGTCCACGGGATTGTTGATGCGTTCCCCTGGCTGAACTGGTGGACGTAGGTCAAGATACCGCCAATCTCTATCCCAAATCGGACCCGGCCGATGGCGAGCCACTGATAATCGACAACGTAGATTTGCGCTTTTGTCTCGTCCAAGGTGATGCCGGACGGGTTGAGTTTGTCCCCGTCGCCGTCCATATTATCCAGGTTCCAAGCGGTCTGAACAAACGTCGTATCGGCCGGCGTACCGGTATCATTCGAGCGGAGAGTCACCCCCATGACGCCCGCGTCAGACTCGAAAAAGAATCCGTTGTTGTCGTCGAACATCCCGACGCGGCGCTCGACACCTGTGAGCGTGCCGGACGCGAGCTCGAGGACAGCCGTGGCCAGAAACTTCTGCGACTTCCCTGGTTGGTAGTGCGGCCGTATCCGGGTCTGCCGGGTGAAGACTCCAGCCGTCACATCCGTGGACGTGAAATCAATATACGGCTTTGCCGCCGTCGGTGTCGAGGCGGTGATCCCGCCACCGCTTTCGAGTTGCTCGTCCCAGAACAGCGGCGCGTCATCGACGCCAATCAGCTTCGAATCGAATAGGGTCTGCGGCTCCGAAACCCGCCAGCGACCGAAGGCGTCCAAGGACGGGCCGTCGAAGGCGTTGACCAGCACCTTCTGGTAGTTGTACGGCCCCCTAGTCTCTACTACGTAAGACGACGGCGGGCGGGTCTGGCCAGATGATCGGAAGCCGAGACCCAGAAGGATGACCACTGCGGTAGTGATCGCCGCCGACCGGTTGACTAGTTTTCGCGTCTTGCTCATAGGTTTTACTCCTAATCCCGAAAGCAGGCCAACTCGAACCGGGCCGCAACATCCGCTACGCCACCGTTACCGGCCGCCTCTACCCAGATATCCGTTTTCTCAGGGAATGCGATCGGCGCCGTGATCGGCCAGGTGGCCGGTCCGGCCACGCCGCGCTGCTCCCCTACGTGTCGGAAAGCGGCAACAGGTGCGGCAGTATCGTCAGCCGCCTGCCGACGCCACCAGGTGAAGTTCGCGGACTTGTTGGCATCGTTGTCAACACGGGCGCCGGTCAGATAGCAGGTGAATCCCCGGGGCACTGTGTAGATGGCCATCTCGCTCTGTCCCTGCCCGGCGCCGATGTGGCACAGATCCTGGCCCGCAGCTGTATTCTCGATCGTCACCGCCGCCGTATTCGCCCCCCTAGATGCGGTTGAAACGCCGTAGGTGCCCGAGCCGTCATCCGGAAGGTAGCACCGATTGACGCGAACGAAAGTTGTCGTCGATGCCGAGCTCGCATCGGCGGCAGCAGTGACCAAAGTTGACGTAGCACGGTCCCAGTTCTCGTCGAGACCCTCCACCAAGATCTTTCTTGCGCCAGCCCCGAGCGCGGTGTCGGCCGCATTGCCCCCGGCCTGGACTCTCACGGTCTCGGAGGTAGTCGGGAAGACGTAGGTGGACGACAGCGACCAGACGAGCTCAGGGGAGCCGCTTGGAACTGCGGCGTTGCTGCCGAATTTGCTCACGCAGTAGGATTCCGCAGACAGCCCGCGGACAAGATCGAGGATCGGGATATTGGTCTGATCCGATGGACTCGTCTGTGCGCCCAACTGGGCCGCCATCATGACGATGGCGATGACGGTCAAGGCCCTACACTTGTAGTTCATTTCTCACCCCACAGGAATCAGCCGGCACTGCAAGCTCAGAGATTCCGAGCCGTTGCCGTTGACGACTTTCAGGCGGTAGTATCCGATCCCTGCCCGGAGCGCTACGAACGCCGTCATGTCCGCGGTGAGCCCGACCAGGCCGGCCGGAGCAACGTCCAGCAGCTTGGTCGGTGTGGTGGTCGTGCCGGAAACGAGGGTCTCAATGCCAGCGGTAGCAGTGTCCCAGGTGCCCCAGATGAAGCACGCATACTCGCCCCGGAGGTGGTACCACAGCGAGTCCGTGTTGTCGATCGCGGACTCAGTGAAGGCGTCGATCGACGGGGTGCTGGGGATGACGGCCTTGGCATCGAGGGCGTAGATCAAGACAGCCAAGACCACCACGATACCTATGCCCCACGCAATACCCGTCCCGCAGGTGAGCGCGTACAAGACTTTCTGGCGCGTAGACAGCAACTCGTCGTTCATGCTTGGACCTCCTTTGATCTTCGACCGTAGCGCACCGCCAGCACGGGACGCAAGCGAAAACCTGCCCCTACCCGCCCGGGACCGAGCGGCCCGTTCGCCAAGGCTCAGAACCGAAACCGACGAGAGGGCAGGCATCGCCGTGGATTGCCTTCCAGCCGTCTTCGATCTGGGTTTCGGCGAAAAGCGTCATCCAGCATCCGATGCCCGCCAAGGCCGAGCCTGGAATAAGGAGCCAGCCTGAGACTGTAAGCCCTGCAACGAAAAGCAAGCCGCCAATCCAACCGCTCAGAAACGCTGCCGCCGGGCAGCTGATTGGGACGTCGAAAAGCCTGATCTGCTTCATACCTTTTCTCCTTCTGGTGACCTGAGTCTAAACCATCGGCCGCAAGGACCCGCCACCGCTAGGCGTGATAAACGGCGGTTTGCCGTCCTCGGAAGACCCGACCTCGACGAGCTCCTCGGTACAGCGGCAGCCGTAAGTACCACCGCCAGCGGCATGCGGCCAGGGCGGGCCGTTCGACCCGTCCTCATACGCTCCGCCGATCGGTGCCCGCCAGCCGTGGCGCTCGTAGCAGTACGGGCAGATGTTGCCGCTCAGGATGCCGACGCTACGCCGCTCCCATGCGCTGGCGAGCTCGGGAGCAGCCGTGGCCATACCGGTCCAGATCCGCCGCTGCCCTTCGTTGGCCGCGCGCGCCACCCAATCCTTGGCCAGCCGTTCGGACCGGTGGGCGATGAGCCGCTCCCTGTAGGTCGCGAGAAGTTGCCGCCGCTTGGTGGTGGTGATCTTGCCGGCGGCCTGCATCGCCATCCAGTCCTGATTGGCGTTGAAGAGTGCCTGTGCCTGAGAGGCGCTCAGACCCAGCGCCCCGCGGATCAGCCGCGCGGCGTCAACCGGATCGAGATCCTCGGCCGCGATGAGATCGAGCATGGCCCTGAGCAAGCCGGGTTGCGCGGCGGACATCTCGGCGATCAGATTCCGAGACTGTGCCACCGCCCACAGCCGGGCCGACTCAGCGATATCCTCGAAGTCCAGGTCAACGCCGGTGCGTCCAACGGTAAACGCGGTCATCGGCGGACCGGTGACTTCGACCGTGCGTTCAACGGCGTTCCCGATCACGAGCCCGACAGCGGCGCCCGCTTGAGCTGGTGACAGCAACTCGCGGAGCCTCTCCCAGATCAGCGCGGGGTCGAAGCTCTTGCGGCCGGTCTCGAAGACCGCGGCGAGGTCAGCAAGAGTCGCGGCCCGCTGACGCTTGCTGATCTCGCGGGCGATGATCGCCATTTCGTCCTCGACGAGCTGGGCGATCAAGCCCAGCAGCAGCTCAAAGTGGGCGGCGTCCTCGGCGTAGTCTACAGCGGCCACCGCGAGCCCCCTTTTTACCGGCGCTGTTGAAAGACCGGGTGGTCCTCGTAGAGTTTGTCGTAGATAGCCTGGGCCTCGCTGCCGCACGTATCCCGCAGAGGTGGGTCATGGATCGTAGTGATCGGGCAGTATTCGCTGTCCGCCTGGAACATGCCGGCGATACGGATGAAGCCACGAGCCGTCCAGCACGTAGCCAGTACGTCACCAAAACGCCCAGGGCATCGCGAAGACCTACACCTCTTGCACCTGGCGATCTTAACACCGCCCATAGATCCTCCTCGACCCGCTGGGCCTGTAGAATCTGGCGTCGTCCGGCACGCCCTTGGCGGCTATCCAGCAATCCACCGGGCGAACCGCCTCGCCGGTGCTGTGGTATCTCGTGGTTCTGAGCATAGACTTTGCGGCCGGCAACGGAGCCGGATCTTGACCCCGCCGAAGAATTCCAATATCGGCCGACTCTTGTTTGTGCCAATAGAAGGAACTGGCCCGCGAATCAACATAACCCGTCATCCATCCAGCCGGCTTCCGGTCTGCTTCGTCAAGGAAGACGGGCTGCCATGGCTTGACCTTCACCTCATCTCCTTCTCTACATCGTCCATTCTGGGAGAGGCTGCGCGCAGTAGGTGGCGGCGCCCTCGGGCCACTCGATCCTCTTCGGGTCGAGCTTGACGCTGCCGGGCATCTCCTTCTCTACGGCGACCGCCAGAAGGCGGAAGAGCTGGCGGCTCAGAATCCGCGGCCTGGACTTCGCCAGAATCAACAGGCCGACCGTCATCGACGCGGCTTCGGCATTGCTTGTTGTCATGGCTTTTCCCCTGCGGTGAAGAATTTCACGGACGTCGGAATGGTGGACTCTGGCGTTGATATCGTCCGAAGACACCGCGCGACGAAGACCCGCGCCGTGCAGTCGGTTTCAGCCACCTGCCGTACCCTCCTCGTCTGGGATCGGGGGCGGGCCGCCGCCCGGATCAGCAAGCGGCTTCGCATTCAGCGTCCGGAGCGGCTCTTCATACTCCGGGTGTTCGTCCGTGTCGAGCGTCAAGCCAGTGACCTTCGCACCGTCGGCCGGGCTGAGCTTGTTCGGGCCGACGAGATTCGAGAACGCCGTGGCGACGATCGCGGCATCCTCCTGGAGCTCGCGGACGCCCCGGATATCCGGGACGATGACCATGCCCGAAAGCCGCTCCTCGGGCGTGAGGAGCTTCATCGAGAACCAGGCCGAGAACGCCTCGATCAACGGGAATGCGCCTTGCTCCCAGGCTTGCCGGTTGGCCTGGCGGGCGTTGTCGCGCGTCGTGTGTTCCTTCGAGAACGATGCGGGGTGGAAGCCCAACCCACCGACGATCTCATCGCGAGCCAAGCCCAGGCCGTTGAGCCAGTCCATTTCCTGCGCATCGGCGCCAAGCTTGTGGAGCTCGATGTCCGGCTTCCCGCTCTGGTCGCGCTGGCCACCGACCAGCCAAGGGATGCGCGACCGGCCACGACTCCTGAATCGGTCTTCGAGGTCGGCGCGGGCTTTCTTGACGCTGCCCTCTGCCAGCGAGTAGTCGACCATCATCCAGGCAGGCATGCCGCCAGCGCCGTAGCTGTCGAGGTTCCACTGATGGCCGGCGGTGTCGGTGTCGACCGCCAGCGCCAAGGCCTCCAGCTCAGACTGCCCCCAGAGGCCCGTGTCGGACAAGCTCGGGAGCATCACATGCAAAATCGTCTCGGGAGACCACGATTTAATCCTCCCGGCCGGCCCGCGAGGTGGGTTGAGCTTGTACTCTAGGACCCCGCCGCTATCATCTTCGATGGGGTCGACCCCGACAGGCGACTCTGTACGCATCTCGGAGCGCGGGGATTCCCTGAATTCCACCGGGTCAAAGGATGCTCCATCGCTGCTGATCCCGGGACCGAAGAGCCCGAAGATCGAGTTCCCGGTGACGGACAGGAAACCGGTTGCCCGGTGCATGTTGTGCCACGAAGGGAGAGCGAGCCCCATGTGGTTGATCTTCATGCCGGCAGCGTGCTCGAAATCGTCGGTGAACGTGCCGTCGGCGGCGTAGGTCCGGACCATCCAGCGGAGCTTCGCCACCATGTCCTGCTTCCGGCGGACGCACCGATAGACCCAGGTCGATCCTAGATAACCTTCCTTGATCGCCTTCTTGCCGTCGCCTAGATCTCCCTTGAGGACGGTTTTCTCCCCAACACCTAAGAATGTAGTACGGGGAACATACGCAGAGCCAGCTTTGTATTCTGCGGTGGCGGCGTCGAGGTTTTTCCAGAATGGCATGAGCCCAGTGTACTACACCTTCCGCGACAGCGGCAGAGCGGTGGCGACACCATGCTTCCTCCGGTGTCGCTTGATCGCCTTGCCTTGCCACCGAACCCACACCGTCAGCGAGTTGGATTTGAGAATCTCGCCAGTTTCTCGACGGCCCGCTACCGTGAATTCAGTCACAGCCCCTATCGACGTTTCATATGAAACTTTCATCGCTTCTCTCCTCGGATCACGGCGCGCAGCCCTTGCGCCCAGATCGTCCGAAGCCTGTCCCGCCCGATGACGATCAGGGCAAGCGCGATGCTCACCGCGCCGCCGCAGAGCGGCCACATCCACCAGCCGGTCACGGCCACCAGCGCCCATGCGACCAGGGCGAGACCGCCGACGAGCAGCAGGATCAGAGCGGCAGTCAACATGGCGGAACGTAGGCTCCGGGGTAGTTCTGAGCGCTCTCACAGCGCTCAATCGGGCTCGCAACCTCCCAGAAACAGTCGGTCGCCACCCAGCGGTATTGCTCTGCGTCTTTGCCATCTTTTCGTTGCGGGAAAACGGCCAGTTCGCGGTGGAGAATCTCGGTCCGCGAAGACCCCTTCTCCTCGATCAGCTGGAGGACGAGGCGGTATCCGGTCTTGCCGGTTGCGCTCTTCATCTGACCAAGCACCCACGCTGTGGACGTCCGAAGTGCCCACGGACCGCTCGCTCCGCATCGAGACTATAGGACGTCCCCAGCCAGATTGCCACCTCATCTATGACGGCTTCCCGGCTTGTGGATGAGGACTTTTCTGGATCGCGCACCGCCCCCGAACCACCTCTAGGGGGAGCCGGGTTCGTAGGCGCTGACGTTGGCTGGTATCCCAACGGCGCCTTTGAGGAGGGCCTGGGGTTTGAATGGATGAAGGACTCCTCCAGGTCGCGCCCCAACCCATCCTGGCCAACTGGCGGCGCCGGGCGCCGTGTCGGCGGCGGGTTATTCTGCGCGCCCTTCTTTTTCTTGCCTTCTGTGATGGTGCTCATTCTTCCTCCTCAATGGGCGGGCGTTATGTCCTGGTCACCGTCCGGATAGCGGCTTTGAGATCGGCGACCGTCCTGCCTTCAGCTTTCGCGAGTATGAAAATCTCCCGCTCTACATCCTCTTGGTGTGAAGTGACCGCCACCTGTGGACCGAATATCCCCCCGGTCCTCCAGATTTCTCCGAGCCACTCCCAGCCATTGACGCCGAGATATCCCTGTAGGTGGCCCGGCGTGATCTGAGAATTGCCAGCCCACCTCTCGCGGATCTCTTCTGCCAGCGAGTGACAACTCCACTCTCCTTTGTCCGCAGACCGGCGATCATAGTCGGAATCTTCCACGAACTGGGCGATCTTTTCGACCACGTCCGCTTGGCTGTCCGCCTTGGAGGCGCCGGGCATCCCGGAGCGGACCTTAAGCTTAATCTCTTTCATGGTGAGATTGTAACAGGTTCACCGCGGCGCGTCAAAAGCTGCTCCAGTCACGGGGCTTGACCGCGGGCACTGAGATAGCAACGAGGTAGGCCAACGCGGCAGCGTCCACCAGATTGTCTCGGCCGCCTTCCTCGCCAGTAAATTCGTGGTGCTCCGAGACGAACCGGTCGGCCAGCGGGCCGGACAAGACGCCGACCTTCCCAAGAGTCACGTCCGGCGAACCACAGCCACAAAGATCTGATCCAGACATCGAGCGGCGTTCCGCTGGCGACACCACCAAGGCTCCGCAGCCACGGCACAGGGGCGCAGCTGCGCCGGCATGCGGCATTGCCCGGACGCGCTTGCCGCGGCGCTGCGGCTGAACGTGGACGGTGTAGCGAAGCTTTCGCATCTGGCCGGCAAGCGACGCGGACAAGGTGCCGCCGGTGCCGACTTCGTTCGGGATCACCTGCTCTACGTCCGTATCGTCGCGCAATGCGTTGCTCAACGCTTTACCTTCGACCGCAGCGGCTGCGGGGGAATCCTCGGTCATGTCGAACCAGAGATATTCGAGCCCTTGGCCCGGCTCAAGAACCGCAAGCCCTACCGACGTGGTCGTATCCTTGCCGCCGGCCGAGAAATCATGTCCTCGCAACAGCATGCGGATGGGCGCGATAACCCCCTCTGATACAAGAGTATTCAATACAGCAAGCTGGTCGTTGAAGCGCGGACCTCGGCCCAAATCATCTCGACCAATGCCGACCAGGCGGAACCACGATTGCCGGAAGATGCCGCCGCCCATCATCTCTAGCGGCTCCTGGCCGTCTACCGATGCGGCGCGGACCGGGTCGCGCTCCTGCCGAGCTTGGATCTCGTCGACCCCTTCGAGATCGGGACACAGCGCCTCACCGTTTTCGCGCGGATCTTGAACCACTGTGCAGCTGCCCGGCATCGCCACCCTGCGCGGACGTCGCTCCGCTGCCATTTCGAGCACCGTCCACCCCTCTGCCCGACGGCTATCAATCTCCCTCTGGTAGAGCCGGCCCGCCAGGTCCAGAGCTGCCAACCGTTGGTGCATGACTACCAGCACGGGCTTCGGCTGGCCTTTTTCCTGCCGCTCCACGAATGAGTCGAACGCGCGCTCCGCGATCTCCTGGCCGGTGACGCCTTGGGCCTCTTCGTAACTGCCTAGAGGATCATCGACGATTCCAAGGCGCCAGCCGAAACCCAATGGCTTCCCGCGAATCGTCGTCAGCCACAGACCGCCGTGGCTGCCGTCGACCATCCACAGCCCTTTGTCGTGCGAATCTGTTCGGAGCTTGACCCCGGCACGCTCGACCGCTTCGCGGGTGTGCATCGAGTGGAATTTCGCCAGCTTGTCAGACGCGAATAGCAGCGCCACGAACTGGTCCGGGTGGTTGCGAACCCAGCACGATCCAAGCCCCTGAACTACTACCCTCGACTTGAAATACCGCGGCGGAGCGTGGATCATGAGGCGATCAAGCTCGCCATCAAGCACCGCCTGACACACCTCGACCATGGCGCCGACGTGCCACCAATCTAGATGCGGACCTGGATCAACCTCCCGTAGGTGATCCGCCAGGGAGACAGGCGACATTGCCTGCGGCCCCGCTTGCGCTCCTCGCCAGTCCGATAGGACGGAGTCAGTGAAGCTGAGCTCAGTCATCGGCCTCCGTGCTCGGTTCCGCCTTCGGCCATCGGCTCGTCTTCGTACATCTCAACCGGGACCGGCCACATCTGGCGGCCCTCGTTCTCGACAAAGCTGCTCCACGAGCACCGCTGGGCGATACCGTAGACTACAGCGACGCCATCGACGGTCCTGGCCTCTTTGACGCGGACCTCTTCACCCGTCGCCCAGCGGAACCTGTACCAGCCGTCCGGCGGCGAGCTGTCGGGGTCCGTGTAGACCCAGCCGTCGGCAGGCCGCTCCACCTGGGCCAGAGGGTTTTTGTGCCACTCTTCGTGTAGCATGGCCTCGCCGTTGATGCAGGTCCCGTCTTCGAACCACCGCTCGCGCCTGCTTTGGTGCGTCAGCTTGATTCCGGTCTCTGGATCGACCCCGGTCGCCGGCTCCTGAGATCCCAGCTGGGCGGCGAGCGCCCGGCACTCGGCAGCATCTTGGTCCCATTCTTCCTCTTCCGTAGACCATGCTGTCGTTCGCCTAACGTTCGCCTGCCGAAGACGGCGCTCTAAAACGTCTGCGTACCTCTCCAGGTACCGCGCCGCGGGGCTGTGGGTGTCGCCTTGAGTGCTCATGAGGACCACTCTATCCAATGGGCAGCCCTGTCAGCTAAGCTGCAACCCCATTCGAACTGCCGCCCGCAGTCGCACCGCCATGCAGTTCTGATCGTCAGGCCGTAACTTCTCATTTCCGTCTCGGTGGGCAAGCCACACCTATGGCGCGGGTCAACGAATTTGCCGCTGCCGCACCTCTGGCCTGCAACTTTGGCGCAAGCGCGCTCGTCCTGTCCGATTTCACGTTCAATGCTCATCTCAGATCCTCCTTCAGAACCTCGGCCACCGCCCACCCCAGAACACGGGGGAAGCTGTGGCCCTTGCCGTGGATTTCTATCACCCGGCGGCGGGCGACGTCGAGGAGCTCGCACGGCACCCATGGCCGTAGTTCCTTCCCGGGGCGTAGCTCTTCCCGGGAATGCCAGGTCGATATCAGCTCCAGGGCGGCATCCAGGATCTTCCCGCGCTGGGATCGCCGACCTCGCCCCGGGGCACGGTAGGCCGGCAGCTTGGCCAAGGTCTCATGCGCCAGATGTATACGAGCCTGGCGCGTCGGCGGCAGCGGCTCTGCTGGTTGGCGGTCGCTTTTGACCAGCGAGTACGCCTTGCCCTGGGAGCAACCGAGGGCGGCGGCGATGGCCGCGTAGGTGGCGCCGTTGACGCGGAACTTGAGAGCTTTTTCGCGATCGGTCATATCGAGTTCTTCCATACGCGGGCTGTTTCGAGGGCGTCCGCGTGCGGGTTGGAGCGGCGCCCGGAACCGTCCAGCATCTTCGCCGAGCGGTCGACCATGGACTCGGCCATCCGGACCATCTCCGGGTCGACCGTGGCGCGCATGTCCTGGGCCAAGAGCGTCATCAGCCGGTCACCGGTCGAGCGCAGCCGCGCTGCCGAGCCGGCCGGGTCGATGGTGGCGTAGCCGATGAAATTGTCGATGGCGGCGCTGTGGTTGTCGATGGCGCTGTCGAGCTGGGTGGCAGTGGTCTTCATGGTTGGCTCCCTTTAGGCGGCGAGTGCGATCCTTGCGGCTTTGTAGGTTCTGAGCTTGCCGGACACGCCAGCGTTTCCCCACATCCAGTTGATGCTGTCGATCAGGCTTTGGCCCTCGAATCCGCGCGGGTGAGGGCAAGAGGCCAGCTCGTCGCGGTGGTCCGTAATCCACGCTTCCGCCTCTTCAATCTTGGCAGCCTCCCGGGCGTGACGGCCAGCCTTCGCGGCGTTGCGCGCTTCACTCTTGGCCTTCTCGATTGCCCGATCGGCGCGGGCGGCAGAGCCGAGCACCTTCGCGGCCTTGTCAACGCAGACCGAGCCGACCTTGAAGCGCGTTCCATCGGAGCCCTCGAAGCGAAAGACGTTAGAGATCGCCGTGCCGCAGTGGTCACAGGTTCCGCCGCACAGGTTCGTGGTGAACACCATCCCAGCGGCTTCGCGCTGGGATGGTGGCGCGGGATTCAACCGTAGAGACTCCGAGAAACCGGTAGGGTCCGGGGCAGATGTGATTGAAAGGGTGGACGGTGTTGGTGGTCATGATCTTGTCTCCTTGGTCGGTGTCCTAACTTCTGAACACAGTATAGCCAAGCCTTCGACCCGTGTCAAGGTATTTCCAGAAGAAAGTTCAGGCTGGCAGGAATTGCAGAACCGGGGGATCCCGGACACAGAGTTAGACCCCGGAGTGAATTTAGCGGGCGGGCGCAACCGGTGTAACTACTGGGCAGGGACGAGGGATGGGGGCGGGAGATTCCCCCACACGGACCCCGGCTATCCCCTTGGTAGGGGGCTGGGCTCCCCTTGCGGGTCCCAGATCCGGAGTCCTTGCGAGAGTAAGCTCAAGCGTTCCCCTTGCCCCCAAGGGACCTGGACGTCAGAGCGGCGCCGGAGTCGGACCGGTGCCGGCGAGATCGACTACTCGCCCGTTGCCAGGGTTTCCGCTTCCTGCTTGCCGTCTGGGTCTGACGGCCCCTCTATGTCTCTCGTAGCTCCATCGGCCACCGCCTGGCCGCTCGAGCCTTGCGGCTCCCCGATACGCTCGGTTTTGGCTTCGAGACGTTCTGAGATCCAGTCCTCAAAGGACTCCAATTCACCGAGGCTTTGGTTGAGCATCTGTTCGAGCTCAGGCTGACAGACTTGCACAGCCGGGGTGATCTTTTCGAGAATCACCTCTGCCCGGCGGGCCAGCTCTTCTTGGATCTCTTCAACGCTCAGGCCCCGCGGGATCGCTCCCCGGCCTTGGTGGATCTGATCGAGGGCCGCAACCGCGTCCTTGAGCTCGTCCGGCAGCCGCTCGCAGCCGTCATACTCGCTAATGGCGCAGTGCAGGCCGCAACGGATTGTCTCGATCGGGTCCGGCGGTACGGACCGACTAGACATCGGTCCGGCTGTAGGATAGGATTTCCTTATCAGCATGGTACCTGAGAGTCTATACGACTCCCGAGGCCCGGGCAAGCCCCGGGCCTTCGGTTTTTTCAGGCGTCGCTGGAAGAGGTCTCGACCGTAAGCTCAATCACCTTCTGCCCGAGCTCCGCAGGCAAGCCGCTCTGGGCGCGGACATGGGCGCCGACAGCGCGCAGGATGCCGTGGAGCTCTTCGACCTCGGCGGCAGATGGGCTACCGTTGGCCTGGACGAAGTCGGCGGTCTTGGCAGCGTTGCGAAGGACATCGGATAGCCAGCTGATCTGATCGAGCTGGATGCGCTCGGGGGCATTGAGCCCGTTCAGGTTGGCGATCTCCTTGCCGGCGGCGATCCGATCCCGCGTCGCCTCGGGCCTCGAGTCATCCATGTAGGACCAGTATTTCTCTTCAAGCTTCGCGGCCTTCGACAACACGGCTCCGGTGCGTAGTTGCCGGTGCCACGTAATCGCCGCCTGGACATCGTCCCCTTTGGCGATCTCCGGACCCTTCTTCTGGCACGTCGACCGGGACGGGCTGCTGCCGTTGGCGGTCCGTGCGTATGCCTCCGTAGCCGAGACCCTGGCCAGGAGCAGCAAGTGGATATCGAATTTCCTCTCACTGAGACCGAAGCACGGCGGGCCACATAGCCCTTGATCACCTTCGAGGGCCGGGGGGAGCTTCTCGCGAGTCCACTCCATATAGCCCGCGGCGAGGACATTCATCTTCGCTCGGTTCTTCTTCGTCTGCTTGCCATCCGCCTCGGGGTTGCCGGTATTGACCAAGGTGCTGAGCCCTTTGATCTCGTCGAGGCGGTGAATCAGCTCACGAGCTAGGCCACTGCGGTACTCCTGGTTCTCCGGACTCTCTGGTGGCTGCTCTATTGGCTCTGGGTCCTGAGCTCGAAGCATGTCCGGCCGGTGGTGCTGGATCACCGTCATCAGCGCCGGCTTCTTCAGCGCGGCAAGCGATGCCCGGCGGACGCTCTCGTCATTCGATTCACCACCGAAGCCCGCTTGACGCCAGAGCCTGACTCTGAGGGCGGTATCGTCCTTGAGCTCCGGATTCGCTGCGGCCAGCAGGGCATAGGCGTGGCGCAGCTCCCCGCTCTTCGTCTTCCTGATCTTCGCGCATGCGGTATTACAGCTACTCACGGCGGTATCATAGCGGAATCATTGCGGGGTCGCAAACGCCACAGAGCCGCTCTGGTAGCGGGTTTGTGGTTTAAGGGGCGGAATTTAGCACGGCGGCTTAGATTCCGTAGTCAGCTGCCGAGCCCCTCCCTGACACACTTCGCGATCTCGAACATCATCAGCGGCGGCACGCTCATCCCGCAGATGGCCCACTGCTCGGCATAGGACCCGAGAAGCTTGTAGTCTGCGGGGAATGAGCAGATGGCCTTGAGCTCTGGAATGGTGAGCTTGCGCGGCCCTTCCCAGTGCCCGACATCGTTCCCCGGGCTGCTGATTGTGATCGTCGGCGCCGGCTCACCGGCGACAGCTTGGTGAAGTTGAACGCCTCGCCGCCTTTCGTATGCCTTGCGTCTTGACGGTGGCAGAGGCTCGTGACCAGCTTCAAGAAGAACCTGGTGGCGGGCCGATCCGGCGATCCCGTCTTTCATCACTACCGGCGCCGGATTGCTTGAATGGAACCGTTTGCCGCTTGTCCACCGCTTCGGCGCCACGCCGACTAATCCGCGTTCCGTTCCGATTGCTTCTCGCATCGAGATCCGCTTCGTATGCGGCTTCGGCCACCGCAGCTCCCTGCCATCCCGCGACCCCTGGAAGATCACTCGCTGTCGGCACTGCGGCACGCCGAGCCATTGCGCGTCCAACACCTTGACCTCGACGCGATAGCCGATGGCCTTGAGCGCCTTCACGATCTGGATGAATCGACCTTTCGCGCGACCCTTGATCAGGCCAGAGACGTTCTCGGCGATGAATGCCCGCGGGCGCAAGCCTTCGAGGATGCGGATATACTCAAAGAACAGATCGTCGGTCCGCTGCCGGTGTTGGCCGGTGTAGTACGCCTTTTTCTTGCCCCACCCCTTGTCCCGCTTGCCGGCGGTGCTGAAGGCGTCGCAGGGCGGGCTCCCATCCAAGAAGTCGAGCTCACCAGGCTTGAGGCTGAGGACTTCGAGGATCTCTTCCGGCTTCACGTCGCGGATAGAGCGCTCGTCAACGATCGTCTCGGCGTGGTTGGCGCGGTAGGTCGCCGCGGCATGCCGGGTAAATTCGTTCGCCCACAGCACGGAGAAGCCCGCCAGCGCCCAGCCAGTTGACGAGCCGCCACCGCCAGCGAAGAGAGAGACGCCGCGAAGGCCGCTTGACCCGCGGGCAGCGTTGACCTCGGCCATGGTCGGGGTGGAGTAGGTACCCGCCGCGTCCAGCTCACCGCTCACGCGGATCTTGACCGGCCGTTTCGCCTGAATCGTCGCCATAGGTTGCCCCCCCCCCCGATTCTCGAAGCGGTGGCGGTTGAACCCGTTGGCGCCCTCAACCTCGATCATCCGCCGCCGCTCCATTTGTAGCCGCACTCCGGGCACTGGTGCTCGGTCGGCAGATTCTCGTCGACATCAGGAAACTCATCCGGTGGCTCAACGTCAGCAAGCGCGCTCGCCAGATCCAGCAGCAGCTCTGGAGCATTCTCCCCGCCCATCAGCTCGGCTAGCAGCTCCGCGTCGAACATCAGCGCCACTTGCTCGACAGGCAAGCCAGCGGCGGTCAGTGAGTTGTGGTCCACCGCCAGCGCCTCGGCCATCTGCCGACTCTCCTGGTCGACGCCGTACTGGACCGGCACCATCCAGACGCCGGACTCATCGACATGGACGCCGCGGGGCGGCTCTTCGCCGGCGTCGCGCATGATCTC